CGAGAGTGATGAAGCGATACCACATTCGCCAGAGTATCTATTCTTGAGAACTCTAACTGTTGTAATAGCTTGCTTGCTTGCGTCTTGCTGATCTCTTTCAAGCCCGATAACTCCGTCAGATAGTTGTGCAATAGCTGCACTTCCTCTAAGTTGTCCCAGTGTAATACGGGCTCCTTCTTCGTGGTTTTTGTCATTTTGTGTCCTTCTAAGGTGCGATACAAGGAATAGAGCTATGCCAGTACGCTCAACTAATGACCTTAACTTAGTCATAGTCACGTCTATCATACGTCTCTCATCCCCGTCTAATCCACTGAGCAATATACTCAAGTGGTCTAGGAATATAATACGACACTCCAATCCACAGGCAAGGTATTCGATGCGTGAATAGATCGTATCAGGGTCATAGCTGCCAAAGCCATCGAAGAGAAAAAGATTCCAATTAGCAATAGTACTGTTGTAGGCGTGTTCGAGTTCATCTTTAGTGTGTTCTCCTAGGTGTAAGGCTTTGCCAACCTTAGCAGACATTAATCCTAATGCCGTTCTTTGGTTGGACTCTTCAAGTGCAAGATAACCGACTCTCTCCCCTCTATCGAGGAGGTGTACTGCAAGCTCTCGACAAAACGATGATTTGCCGATACCACTTCCAGCAGTAATCGTGATAAGCTCGCCATATCTAATGCCGTGTAGTCGATCGTTAAGTCCTCGAAATGGGTACTCATGGTCTGCGGGGGGTGAAGGTGTGCAAATTTTTTCTAGTAATGACTTGGCATCAACTATACCATCTGGTCTATAGGTCTTAGCGTCCCAGATAGCTCTCCTGATAGCCTCAGAATCACCTGCTTGACAGGCATCTGAAGCATCTTTGTACTTCTCTAGTCTTGCTATCTTGACCTTCCCTGCGGGAAATAGTTGAGCACATTCTTCAGTAGCTTTGATTCCAGCCTCATCGT